AACTGGAAATAGATACGATCTTACAAAAAGGAGGTTTTACTACGATCTTACCGTATTAGGTATAGGCGCTGTAAAAACCTCTTTTAACACATCTGAGGGTGTTACAATAGACTACGTGGATCCGGCTAACTTAGTTTATTCGCACACAGAAGACCCTTATTTTGAAGATATATATTATGTTGGTGAGGTTAAGACTATACCAGTTAACGAACTTATAAAACAGTTTCCACACTTAACACAAGAAGATTTAAAAGAAGTAACTGATTATAACAACCAAAACTCCGGTAGGTACGAAAGTAACCGCATGAGAGAGGGTGATAATGACAGAAACAAAGTTCGTGTACTATACTTTAACTATAAGACATACATGTCGGAAGTTTACAAAGTAAAAGAAACGGCCTCTGGAGGTGATAAGGCTATTGAAAAAGATGACACGTTTAATCCTGGAGAAAACCAAAACTTTAGTAGAGAAGCTAGAAAAGTAGAATGCCTATACGATGGTGCTTTAATTTTAGGTACTAAAAAACTACTTAAGTGGGAAATGGCTAAGAATATGATGCGACCTAAGAGTGACTACACTAAGATCAAAATGAACTATGCTATTGTTGCGCCTAGAATGTACGAGGGTAGAATAGAGTCTTTAGTAGGTAGAATTACTGGTTTTGCAGATATGATACAGTTGACTCATTTAAAGTTACAGCAAGTAATGTCACGTATGGTTCCAGATGGGGTTTATTTAGACGCTGATGGTTTAGCCGAAATAGATTTAGGTAACGGAACAGCTTACAGTCCACAAGAAGCTTTAAATATGTTTTTTCAGACTGGTAGTATTATTGGTAGGTCTATGACATCAGAAGGAGATATGAATCCTGGTAAAGTACCAATACAAGAGATAGCAAGTGGAGCAGGAACTGGTAAATTACAGGCACTTATAGGTAACTATAATTACTACTTACAAATGATAAGAGACGTAACTGGTCTTAATGAAGCTAGAGACGGTAGTACTCCTGATGAAAGATCTTTAGTTGGTGTTCAGAAAATGGCAGCAGCAAATTCAAACACGGCTACCAGACATATACTACAGAGCGGAATGTTTTTAACATCTGAAGTATGCGAATGCTTATCGCTTAGAATATCTGATATTATAGAGTACTCTCCAACAAGAGACGCTTTTATGCAAGCTATCGGTGGGCATAATGTAATGACACTAGCTGAGATGTCAGATTTACACTTATACGACTTTGGTATATTCTTAGAACTACAGCCAGACGAGGAAGAAAAAGCTAAGCTTGAGATGAATATCCAAGTTGCCTTAGGACAACAAAACATAGAGCTTGAAGATGCTATTGATCTTAGAGAAATAAAAAACACAAAACTAGCTAACCAACTTTTAAAAATTAGAAGAAAGAAAAAGATTTCTAGGGATCAAATGATGCAACAAGAGAACATGCAAGCACAAGCGCAGGCTAATATACAGCAGCAAGAAGCTTCAGCAGGTTTTGAGCAGCAGAAACAACAAACGATAGCTAACACAGCTATATCTATTGAATCTGCTAAAGCTGACTTTGGTACTAAGAAAATGTTTGCGGAAGCAGAGGTTAAAAAACAGCTAATGCACTTAGAGTTTGAAATGAACATGAGACTTAAGGAGGCAGAAAACAAAGAAAGAGCAAAGTTAGAATCTCAAAAAATGCAAAGTTCTGAAAAACAAACTAGCATGCAGGTAGGTGCTAAGCAAGAAAAACCTTTTGAATCTAAAGGTAACGACGTTCTAGGGAAAGGTATTGATATGTCAAGATTTGGACCTAGATAGAAGCAAATTATTAACTATTATTATATTATATTATGGCAAAAAAGAAAGAAGGTCCAGTGGCAGATGAGTCAACTGGAAAACTAAAAGTAAAAGAAAAACAAGAAGTACAACCTACAGGTAACGAAACCAAAGGCGATGTTACTAAGGTGAAAGAAAAAATGAAAAAACCATCTCAAGTTATAGAAGAAACTATAACTAAAGTTGATTTAAGTAAACCAGTTGAAAAGGCTGAAACTAAAAAAACTACAGATGTAGTAGTAGAAGTTGTTGAAGAAGTTGCTGAAGAAACAGTTTTACCAACTGAAGAAGCTCCAGTAGTTGAGGAGATAACTAACGAAGAGAAAGTTGAAGAAATAGCGGATAAAGTTGAAGAGGCTATAATTGAATCTATAGAAAGCGGCGTTGAGCTACCAGAAAATATTCAAAAGCTAATGAACTTTATGGAAGAGACAGGTGGAGATCTAAATGATTTTGTAACTCTCAACCAAGATTACTCAGAACTAGATAATCACACTTTGTTAAAAGAATACTACAAGTCTACTAAACCTCACCTATCAGAAGACGAAGTTGATTTTGTTATGGAAGATACTTTTGCTTATGACGAGGATATGGACGAGGATAGAGATATAAAAAGAAAAAAATTAGCGATGAAAGAGCAAGTTGCCGAAGCAAAGCTACACTTGGAAAGTGTAAAATCCAAATATTACGAAGATATTAAAAGCGGATCGAAGCTCACTGAAGAGCAACAGAAAGCTGTTAGTTTCTTCAACAGATACAACGAAGAATCAGAGCAAAGTCGCGAAACAGGCGAAAAACAATCTGATGTCTTTAGAGAAAAATCTGATAAAGTTTTTAACGAAGGGTTCAAAGGTTTTGAATATAACGTTGGGGATAAGAAATTTAGATTTAATGTAAAAGACAAACAGAGTGTTAGAGAAACTCAAGGCGATATTAACAACTTCATCAAAAAGTTTTTGACTGAAGATAACATGATAGAAGACGCCGCGGGTTATCACAAAGGTTTATTTACCGCTATGAATCCTGATCAAGTTGCTAATCATTTTTACGAACAAGGCAAAGCTGACGCTTTAAAGTCTAGCATAGCCAAGTCTAAAAATGTAAGCATGGATCCTAGACAATCTCACGTCGAGAACGTGAACACTAGCGGATTTACAGTTAGAGCCTTAAACGCTGACGAACCTGATTTTAAGTTTAAAATTAAAAACAAATAACAATTTAAAAATTAAAAATTATGGCATTAACACCAGGAGGTAGTTTAAATAGTGTTCCAGCTTCAAGAAAGCAAACACTAAACACAAACTATCTTGATTTCACGTCCGGAGCAAACGACTGGGCACAACAATATTTACCAGACCTTATGGAAAAAGAAGCTGAAGTTTTCGGACCGAGAACTATTTCAGGTTTTTTATCACAAGTAGGGGCTGAAGAATCTATGACATCTGACCAAGTTATTTGGTCTGAGCAGTCAAGATTACATTTATCATACACAGGTACGGCACAACCAGCTGGAGATGTGAATGGTACAATTACAATTCTTGCTGATATCGATGGAGATACTACAGTAGGTGCAACAGCAAGCAGAACTCACGGTATTAGAGTTAACGATATGTTATTAATAGCACAAGCTGGCGTTGTAGTAAAAGCTTTAGCTGTTGAAACTCCAGATTCAAACGTTGTTTCAGTTGAGCCTTATGCTACAGCTGCTTTGTCAACTTTATCTGCTGCTGCTTGTACTATATTAGTTATTGGTTCTGAGTTTGGTAAAGGAGCTTCTTATGCTGATGAAACTGGTACGTTTAAAGCTGACGGTAGAGGAGCTAACGAACCTACTTTTAAGTCGTTCAATAACAAGCCAATTATCATGAAAGATTACTACGAGATATCAGGATCTGATGTTTCTAGAATCGGTTGGGTTGAAGTAGCTTCTGAAGATGGTGCTTCTGGATACATGTGGTACTTAAAAGCTGAAGCAGATACAAGATCTCGTTTTAACGATCACTTGGAGATGACTATGCTTGAAGCTGAGAAAACTGCTGCTGCATCTATTATTGGTTTTGGTGCTAACAGTCAAGTTAGAGGTGCTGCTGACGCAGGTCTTAACGGAGCTGGTACTGAAGGTTTATTCGCTGCTATTGAATCAAGAGGTAACATTACTTCTGGAGTTACTGGTGTTAACGCTGCTACTGATTTAGCTGAATTTGACGCTATATTAGCTGAGTTTGATAACCAAGGTGCTATTGAAGAAAACATGATGTTTGTAAATAGAGCTACGTCTCTTGCAATGGACGACATGTTAGCTTCTATGAATTCTTATGGAGCTGGTGGTACTTCTTATGGAGTATTTAACAACTCTGAAGATATGGCATTAAACTTAGGTTTTTCTGGATTCAGAAGAGGTTCTTATGACTTCTACAAGTCTGACATGAGATACTTAAACGATAAAGCTACTAGAGGTGGTATTAATGACGCTGCTGGTTCTGCTGCTATCCGTGGTATTATTGTTCCTGCTGGAACGTCTACTGTTTATGACCAAATGTTAGGTAAAAACTTAAAGAGACCATTTTTACACGTTAGATACAGAGCTTCTCAAACTGACGATAGAAAAATGAAAACTTGGGTTACTGGTTCTGTTGGAGCTGCTACGTCTGCTTTAGATGCAATGCAAATTCACATGTTATCAGAAAGATGTTTAGTTACACAAGGTGCTAACAATTTCATGTTAATGAAATAAGCATTATTTATATTAAAAGATCGGGGCTTCGGCTCCGACCTTTTATTTTTATTAATTTATATTATATTATATTATGGCAAAGAAAAAAGAAGCAAAACCAGTTGCAGTAGAAGAAACTGCAGTTGAACAAGAAATTATGGAAACTGTAAACGACTTTATAGAAGTTGAGGTTCCAAGAGAAAGGTTAAAACCATCAAACGAATGGGAAATAAAAGACAGATTATATCTTTTAAAAGGTGGTAAAAAACCTTTATCAAGATCAATAAAAGCTACAGGTGTTTATTATTTTGACGAAAAGAAGGGATACGAAAGAGAACTTAAATACTGTCAAAATCAAAAAACGCCATTTGTTGATGAAATGAAAGGTGATCAAAGACTAGAGCATATTGTTTTTAGATCTGGTAGTTTGTTTGTAGAAAAAGAAAAAACAGTATTACAAAAACTATTAAGTTTATACCATCCACATAAAGACGGTATTTACGAAGAGTACAAACCAGAAGGAATCGCTGCTGATGAAATTGAAGTATTAGACATGCAAGTTGACGCTTTGATAGCGGCTAGAAATATTGATATCGATATGGCTGAAGCTATCATGCGTGTAGAGCAAGGTTCTAAGGTGTCAGACTTGAGTTCTAAGGAGCTTAAAAGAGATTTATTAGTATTTGCAAGAAACAACCCTAAGTTGTTCTTAGAGTTAGCAGATGACGAAAATGTAATGCTAAGAAACTTTGGTATTAAAGCTGTTGAAGCTGGAATACTAAGATTATCATCTGATCAAAGAAACTTCTTATGGGGAAGTAATGGTAGAAAGATAATGACAATACCATTTGACGAGCACCCGTACACTGCTTTAGCACATTGGTTTAAAACTGATGAAGGTATGGAGATATACACAAATATAGAAAAAAGATTAAACGATTAATCAAACTGTAGATACGGTCGCTCTACGGGGCGATCGTAAACTACAATAAAAAAATATTATGATAAACGTAGATAGAATATATCAAAGAGTTTTAACTCTTGCAAACAAAGAACAAAGAGGGTATATCACTCCTCAGGAGTTTAATATATTTGCCAA